AGAACGGCTATTAATGAGCCTATTCTTAAGAAATCAGAAAGAATGGCACTTAGGCTTATTCTCAACAGGCTGAGAATTAATAAGGGCTTTACGCTTATGCCTAGCGATGTTGAGATACACATTAATCACAATAAGCTAGATAACATGCTTGTTAAAGCAGAAGTGCTTGAAATATTACTTAGGTGTGGTATCAATTACAAGAGAGCAGTTAAGACGATTGACATGTTTAGCGACCCTGAACAAGTCACTCTTGAAAGCGCTAAGCGCATGGAAATGTTATTCCCGGAAGAACAGCAGACAACAGATACACCTAACAATAATAACGATGATAAGACAGCCGATGAATAATTGGCTGTCAATTTATTTTGGAGCTTGATATGGCAGACGAAATCCACGCACTTAACAAAAATGAAATACAAGACATAGATTACGACACATATTTTGGTGAGATGGATTTGACGGACGAGGAAAAGGAAGATAGAAAAAAACTTGCTGAAAAGTTTGAAAAAATCTTTGTTATGCTATTTGCCTTGCTATCCGGCAAAGAAGAAACAGAGATAACCGCTATCACCAAAGAATTTATCATCAGATATGAGAGCATTGCCACGCAGTATTGTAAGGCAAAGAAAACACCCTCATATATTACAGACTATGCTCGGTACATTGTGAATGAGGTAGTTGAGGCTACCACACAAAATACTGAAGTAGAGTATTTTACTTCACAGAAGCGAGCAAAAAATGTAGCTGCGAATGAAGCTAATGCAGTCGGCAATTACAGATTGCAAACCGAAATGGTAAAACAAGGTTACAAAACAAAAGAGTGGCGCTCAAAAGAAGATTCACATGTCAGACCCACACATGCAGATGTTGACAGAAAGAGAATTGATATTTTTAAGCCGTTTGAGGTTGGAAATTCACTGATGATGTTTCCGAAAGACCACTCTTTAGGGGCACAGGTAAAAGAAATAGCAGGGTGCAGATGTACCCTTAGATATTTTAAATAATCAGCGATTGTCAATTGTGGCAGTCGTTTTTTATTATACAAAATTTTGCACCTATGCGGTAAATAGGAGAACTCAGCAGGAGCGACCTGCGGTAACAAAAGCGTGAGTAACGGAGGTAATTATGACAAGAAATGACGTATTGAAACTATTTCCAGAAGCGACAGACGACCAGATTACAAATTTACTTAATCAAAACAATTCGGAAGTTGCTGAGGAAAAAAACAAAGCAAGCCAGTACAAGACTAAGGCTGATACGGCAGACGACTTACAGAAACAGCTTGACGAGCTACAAGCTGGCAACATGACAGAACTTGAAAAGGCAAATAAAGCCTTAGAGACAGCTAATCAGCAGATAGCCAAGCTACAGAAAGATAATGCTGTCAGAGATTTACGAGAGAGTGCAATGTCTGATTTTGGCATTACTGCAGAACAAGCAAAGGCAGTAGTAAAAGAGGATGGCTCTTTTGACACGGCAGTTCTTGGAAAAATTATGTCCGACAAAGAAGCCAATGCGATAGCGGAGTATGAGAAAAACGCACTCAAAGGTACTCCTAATCCAAACAATGGCGGTAACAATAATGATGGTGATACAGGAAATAAGACAAATGCTGAAAAGATAGCAGAAAGCCTTATATCTGACACACCTAAGAGCAACAACATTTTATCACATTACATTCAGTAATAACAGGAGGTAAAAAATGGCAAAGGAAATGAATATGCAGTATGAAAAGACTTCATACGCGGGAGATGTTCAGATTTTAAAGAGAGAGCCTAATGAGGCAATCCCACTGACACTTGATTTTGATGGTGTAACAACTACAAATGCACAGGGCAAGAAGATTGTCAAAGCGGGTACACCAATCGGAGCAACCGGCAAGGCTGACAACACAGCCACAGTAGTAGGCATTTTAAGGTTTGATGTAACAGAGGACAGACCACAGGGAGTACTGCTTAAGAAAGCATATCTTAACACAAAGGTAGCAGAAGCACACTCAGGCGTTACATATGACGAAACAGTTAAGACAGCTCTTCCAATGATTGTATTTGAATAATAACAGGAGGTAAACAGATGTTAATTAATGAAGTATTAGACAGCAAGTCTATCGCATTATCAGCAACAGAAAACGCTAGTAATCAGATACCTTATCTCGGTTTACAGTGGTTTCCGGAGAGAAAGAAACAGGGGCTTGATTTAAGCTGGATTAAGACACATAAAGGACTTCCAGTATCACTTGCACCATCCAACTTTGACACAATCCCAACAATTAGAGCTAGAGAGGGATTAAGCAAGGAAAAAACACAGATGGCATTTTTCCGTGAGGGAATGACAGTTGGTGAAGAGGAAATGTTTGAAATCGAGCGTATTCAATCAGCAGATGACCCTTACCTTGCAAGTGCTTTATCAAGCGTATATGACGATACTAACAACCTTGTAAGCGGTGCGGAAGTTGTACCTGAGCGTATGAGAATGTCACTTCTTGCAACAAGCGCGGGCCACCCGGTAATCGCCATTGTGAGCGATGGTGTTCAGTACGCTTATGATTACGATAAAGATGGCTCATACACAAAAGACCATTACGCAAAGTTATCCGGCACAAGCATGTGGAGCGATACAGCTAATTCAAAGCCACTTACAGACCTTAACAATGCAAGAAAGAAGTTACAGAAGCAAGGCAAGATTGCTAGATATGTGCTTATGAACAGCAATACATTTCAGTATTTGCTTGATAATGCACAGATAAGAAACTCAATCCTCGCACAGAACCTTACAGCAACTATTGATGTTGACGATGATACTGTTATTTCAGTAGTGCAGAAGAGAACAAAGCTCACTATCGTACTTTACGATAAGATGTACATTGATGATGATGGCAAGGAGCAGTACTTCTACCCGGATAACAAGGTTACACTTCTTCCGGAGGGAAGTCTCGGTAGCACTTGGTTTGGTACTACACCGGAAGAAAGAACTGCAAGACAGGTAGCTGATGTAGATGTAACAGTATATGGTGTGGGTATCACAGTTGCTACAAAGACAGAGTACGGACCACCTATGAAGATGTCAACATTTGCTTCCGAGGTTGTTCTTCCATCATATGAGAATATGGATAGCACATTCGTATATGAGGTTCATAGCGAAGAGTAGGGGGGCGCAACTATGAAATATCCATATATAGTGATTCATAATGGTAAATGGTATAACGCTGGCGAAGAGGTTCCGAAAAATAATAATTCCGGAGCTTCTTTTGATTATAGCAAGACAACCATTAATCGCATGTCTACATCTGATTTACAGGCTTTTGCCACAGAACAAGGTATAGACAATGCAGAAGAACTTACAGGAGCAGAGCTAAAGAAGCTGTTAATTGAAAAATTTGGATTATAAGGAGTTTGGCATGGAATACACCACATTAGAGCAAGTCAAAATAAGACTCGGACAATATCATATCGAAACTGTCACAAACGATGATGATACAACATCTGATGTGGTAGTGTTCGACGACAAAGAAGATAACCCACTCATTGAACAGCTCATTAGACAAGCCACGGAAGATGTAAAAGCAAAAAGGTGTTATCCGGACACTTTCACTGATGATGATATAACCGCTGATTTAAAGCAGTTTGAGAACGTCGTTATCAATCTTGCTGTCTACGACCATTCACAAGCCGGTGAAAACTACATGAGCGCATTGAGTGAGGGCGGAGTAAGCCGTACATGGAAAGATAGAGATAAGCTGTTTGTCGGAGTTTTTCCTTTTGTCAAAGTGCTATAAGCAAAAAGAAGATTGTGCGTTACCAATATGGTAGCAGGCGGTACACATTAAGTGGTGGTGGGCGGTGTGCCAATTACCAAAGACGAAAGGCGGTATATCAATGCCAATAGCAGTAATTATAAGCATTATTTCAGTTGCTTTTTTCCGTCTTTTTCGGACTGTTTACCTTGGGACTTAATCTTAAGAACAACAAAAAGTCTGACAAAGCAGAACTTACGGAACGTGTAAAGGAAAATACACGCATAAATATGAAACTTGACACAATATCAGGCAACACAGCAGATATAAAGAATGAAGTTATAGAGATGAGAAAAGAGCTTAATTCTCATGATAACAGGATTATTAAAGTTGAGGAAAGCGTTAAGTCAGCACACCACCGAATAGACGGATTGGAAGCGCGACTTAATGAAGATAAGGAGGTGTAGCAGAATGGATATAACATCAGTATCAACAGTAGTTGCAATCGTTGTAATTACATATCTGATAGGTTCAGGAGCCAAAGCAATCCCACACATTAAGGATGATTACATTCCTATAATCGTAGGCGTTGCGGGCGGTATCTTAGGCATTATAGGTATGTATGTAATACCAGACTTTCCAGCGAATGACATTCTTAATGCAATCGCAGTTGGAATTGTGTCCGGATTATCAAGCACAGGTGTTAATCAGATTTATAAGCAGGTAAAGAACAATGCTTGACATTAATAAACAAGCCATGAAGTACGCGCTTCAAGGTCAAACTGTCACAGTCTATGAAAAAGACGAGGACGGAAATCTAAAGTTTTACGAGACGGAGGATGGAGAGAAAATATATTACACCCATGAAGAAACAGGCTTTTCGGAGCCTGTTAATTTTCGGGCAAATATATCGTTTGACGGAGGAGAAGCACAGAACAAGGAATATGGCTTTAATACGGCTGATTTTGACGCTGTTTTGCTGACAGACAGAGGAGAATACCCTTTTAAAAAAGGTGACGTTATTTGGCTTGATAGTGAGCCTACAAAGGACGAAAACGGATTAGTTGATTCAACTTCCGCAGACTTTACAATAGTAGGGGTCAAGCCCTCTCTCTATTCAGTTAAATACATGCTCAAAGCAGTTGTGAAAGAAGTGTAATTATGAAGATTGACGTTTCTCTGACAGAAAAATCTATACAAGACGCGATAGACAAGCTTGAAAAATATAAAGACCGCTTACAGAACAAGTGCATAGCGTTTGTCGGAGAGCTTGCTAGTAATGGCATTGCTGTAGCACGAGCAAATACAGGCAATTTCGGACACTATATCACGTTTAGTTACGAAATTAAAGATACAACGGACGGCTGTACGGCTATTGTGCTTGCTACGGAAACAGGGCAGATACAAAGCACATGGCAAACGGCAGACGGACTCAAAACAGTTGATGTATCGCCTTTGCTTATGGCTGAATACGGCTCGGGTTGGAGAGCCAAACCACACTTTAATGATACAAGAGGCGGTCAGGGAACTTTTCCGGGACAGACACACGCATTTGACAGCGAGGGTTGGTATTGGAGAGACGAAAGTGGAGAATTACACCATTCATACGGCATTACACCTACAATGCCGATGTATAGCGCATTTTTAAAAATGGAAAATGACATTATGAAAACGGCACGGAAAAATTTTAGTTGAGGTGATAAAGTGGCGAGTCAAAATCAATGGGTTTACGACCTCGAAAATCTCACATATGCGATTGTAAAAACCCGATGTGAGAAAAAAATGAAAACTAAATATCCCAAGCTAAAATTCACGCAAGAGGAACAGTCGGACAGTGCAACGGCTAGTTTCCCGACAGTGCTTGTTCAGGCGCTCGAACCTATTGAACAGAATGAGGATTTAGAGTGTGAAAGAATAAATACAGTGTTATTTACGGCACAAGTAATTGTTACAACGAATAAAAGCCGTTCAGAAGCCTTAAATGTGGCGCAGACAGTGGCTAATGAATACAAAGCTA